AAGAACAAATTGTAGAACAATATGAGCAAATGTTTTCTGTGATAAAATCACCAAGTAAAAAGTTGATTGTTTGATAATGATTATTTCTGAACAAGATGCTCAGTGGGCTGCAGATGAATTTATTAAGTATTTTTCTCAGATGGGAAATATTGAAGACTATCTGCGTTTTGTGAAGAAAGAAGTCATTCGTGGAACTAATACACTTGCACCACTTCATGATGAGTTCTTCAATGAAGACATTCATCCTGAAGATATGGAATTTGATATTAAGTTTATTGGAGATAGATTTCAACAGTCACTCCCACAAGAACACTACAATACTCTTTTGAGAGCAGTATCTTCTCATAATAACGAGTCGAATATTCCTGGAAGAGAACTTCGTTGGATGGTATTTGAAAAGAACACCAGAAAAGTCCTTGGTTTTATTCGGTTTGGTTCACCTACTATTAATTCAAAACCAAGAAATGAATGGTTAGGTAAAGTTCCTAATCTTTCCATCTTTAATCGTCATGCGGCTATGGGCTTTGTGATTGTTCCATCTCAACCATTTGGATACAATTATCTTGGTGGAAAACTTCTTGCGCTTCTCTGTTGCTCTCATTATGCAAGAGAAACTCTCAATGAAGTATTTGAGAAAGATATTGCTCTATTTGAAACTACATCTCTCTATGGTTCTACTACAGATGCATCACAGTATGATGGATTGAAACCATTTATGAGATATAAAGGTCTAACTGAAAGTAAGTTTCTACCTCTTCTTCACGACGAAGCATTTCACACTCTTCATGATAGATTTACTCTTCTTAATAACAATACTCCTCTTACTGATAATAAAGCGTCGTCAAAAAAGATGAAACGCCAGACAAAGATGATTTCTATTATTCGCAAATCACTTCAAGATAAAGAAAAACTTGCTGAGTTTAATAAAGTAATTGATGCGGCATTTGCTCTCACGCAAAAGAAAAGAACTTATTTTTGTGAGTATGGGTATTCAAATGTTCGTGAAGTAATTCTTGGAGAACAAGAAGAACTTGTTCGCGGACCAAACTGGGATAAGTTTTACCTTGAGAATATTATTTCTTGGTGGAAAAAGAAAGCAACTAAGCGATATGAAAAACTTAAAGAAGAGTGTAGGTTTAGAACTAAGGTCGAACTGTGGACAGATGATGATGACATTCAAATTATAAGATGACTTACGAACTTAAAGATTGGTTAAACTCAATTAACTTTACAAAAGAGGATTTATCTGAAGATATTAAAGATTATCCTCCCTATATTATCAATCGTTGTTTATCTGGACACATTGATTGTGTAATGTATGCCAATGAAATGAATATGCACCATCAACTGGATAAAGATATGCAATATTCGTTTTATCTAAATACTCTTAGGAAACGGAAGAGATTTTCTCCCTGGCTCCGAAAGGATAAGGTCAAAGACTTAGAATGTGTAAAACAATACTATGGTTATAGTAATGAAAAAGCATCTCAAGCACTGAAAATCCTGACACAAGAACAACTTACTTTCATTAAACAACGACTTGATATTGGAGGAAAAAAATGACTACTACGGTAGAACCTACTGTCGAATGGTCACAAGACCAGATGGTAGAAGTAATTCTTAATGAACCTGATGACTTTCTGAAAGTTCGTGAAACTTTGACTCGCATCGGAGTTGCATCGAGAAAGGAGAAAAAACTGTATCAATCCTGCCACATTCTTCATAAACAGGGAAGATACTTCATCGTTCACTTTAAGGAACTGTTTGCTTTAGATGGTAAACATGCAAACCTCACTGTAAATGATGTTCAGCGCCGCAACCGTATTGTTCGTCTTCTTGCTGACTGGGGACTAATTACGGTTGTTAAGGAAGATGCTGTAACTGATATTGCACCACTCAATCAAATTAAAGTTCTTGCATACAAGGACAAAGGTGATTGGATTCTTGAGCAAAAGTACAATATTGGTAAAAAAGGAAAGGCAGTAGAAACCGAATAAAACAATACGGAGGTCAACACCTCCTTTTTTATGCTTTCTTGTATAATTAGTATTGGATGCCGAAAGGGTCCACACAACACAAACTCGCTTTTAAAGGAGCTACCATAATGTCTAATCTGATGAAGTATCAGGCTGCGGATCTTCCTGCTTTGCTGGAGAGAATTAATCGCAACACAATTGGAATGGATGAATATTTTGATCGTATTTTTAAGATTCATGAAACTACAACAAACTATCCTCCATATAATCTAGTACAAGTCAGTAATGTAGAGTCACGATTGGAACTTGCACTTGCTGGATTTAAAAAGAAGGAGGTTTATGTCTACACACAAGAGGGTAAACTGTTTGTTGAAGGCCAAAAAGAGGATAAAGAAACGGAGTCCAACTATATCCATAAGGGTTTGGCTCAACGGAGTTTTAAGAGAGCGTGGACACTCTCTGATGATACGGAAGTACGATCAGTTGATTTTGAGGATGGGCTTTTGACTGTTACTCTTGGTAGAATTGTTCCTGAGCATCATAAGCGCAAAGATTATCTATAAATACTTTTGAATATCGCCGGCGCAGACAGAGAGGCAACTGGCCAAATCCAGTTGACGCCTCTCTTTTTTATTGGTAGAATAACTGAAGGTATGAGAGTAAAATGACTGTAAAATTATCGCTGCTGAAATCTGGAGAAGATGTCATTGCAGATATCCAGGAGATGATTGTTGGTGAAGATGAAAATCAAAGAGTTGTAGGATATTTTTTCGAAGATCCTTGTGTAGTAAAAGTTATTGCAAAAACTCTTGATGATGGAAATGGTGAAACTAAAACACCATGCCAACTGCAGTTGACTCCTTGGATGCCACTTACAAATGATTCTAAGATTCCACTTCCGGCTGACTGGGTTGTTACTATGGTTGAACCCATTCCTCAACTAAAGCAAATGTATGAAAATGGAGTAAAAAATGTCAAAGATGATCAAGATTCTGGCACTGGTGAACAATCTGATTCTAATCAGTCAGATTGAGGAAGTTGGTGCTGATATTGGAGAACCTGACTGCAAATTAATTGATCCGTTTGTAGTAAGAAAAGAACAAACATTGGAACCATTTCTTGTTGGTTACACAAAACAAAATACATTTATGATGAGTTCGGATAAGATTCTTACTCTTGCCGATCCAACTCCAACTCTACTTGAAAAATATGAGGATTTGATTAAAGAATAATATAATTATTTTTTCTTTTTGTATTTGGAATACCAACCAAGATAATTGCCATTTTTATAATTTCCATTATTTTCTCCACTAACATCTAAATAAGTTCTTGGTTTTCTAATTCCTTCCTTGTATGCTTTTTTTAAACTTTCACTCCTTTTTTTGTTGCTTTCTGGAGAATTAATTTTTCCTTTTCTATTTGATAATTTTCCTTTTTTTGCAAGAGACATTTTTTCTCTGGTTTCTATGGAACATTCTTTAGAAGTTTCTCCTCCACTTGTTAGATTATATCCCTCGATCATAGTGTTATAAAATTTTATCCAGTATGATTCTCTTTCATCCAAAATGTCAGGTGAACATTCTTCAATAATTTCAATTTTAAAATCTTCTCTTGCATATTTTCTCATTGCTTTATATAATGGTCTTGTAATATTGGTGTTTTTAGACGCTATAAAATGTTGAGATATTCTTTTTGATAATCTTTGTTTGGTTTGTCCTATGTATTTTTTGCCGCTAGGACTTTCTATAGAATAAATTATCGCCATACCAATAAAATTTTTTGTATTTTTATTTATGTCTTTAAGGTTTTACACTAATGTTCAGTTGATTGGAAATCAGTTTTTGGTTCGTGGAGTAGAAAATGGTAAAAGGTTTGAAACAAGAGATGAGTTCTTCCCGACTCTCTTTATAAAGTCAAAAAAAGATTCTAAGTATAGGACATTAGGTGGAGAAGCAGTAGAACCAATCAATCCTGGAACTGTACGAGATTGTCGTGAGTTCTATAAAAAGTACGATGAAGTTGATGGATTTGATATCTATGGAAATGATCGATATATCTATCAATATATTTCTGAAAAGTATCCAGAAGATGAGATTAAGTTTGATATCAGTAAAATTAAACTGGTGACATTGGATATTGAGGTAGCTTCCGAAGAAGGATTCCCTGATGTGGAATCTTGTTCCGAAGAAATACTTGCTATTACAATTCAAGATTATACTACGAAAGAAATTATTACATGGGGTGTTAGGCCATTCAATAATAAACAGTCTAATGTGACCTACCACCATTGTCCAAGTGAATATGAACTTCTAAATCACTTTATCAACTATTGGATGGTAGATGTACCAGATGTAATTACTGGATGGAATATTGAGTTATATGATATTCCTTATATCTGCAAGAGACTTAATCGAGTCCTTGGAGAAAAACTAATGAAGCGTTTTTCTCCTTGGGGTCTTGTAACTGAAGGAGAGTCTTATATCAAAGGTCGTAAGTATACAACTTTTGATGTTGGTGGAGTAACTCAACTTGACTATCTTAATCTTTATAAAAAGTTTACTTATAAGGTACAGGAATCATATCGCCTAGATTATATTGCTGAAGTAGAACTTGGTCAGAAAAAACTTGATCACTCTGAGTTTGATACCTTTAAAGATTTTTATACTCAAGGTTGGCAAAAGTTTATTGAGTACAACATCGTTGACGTGGAACTTGTCGATCGCTTAGAAGACAAAATGAAACTCATTGAGTTGGCTCTTACAATGGCATATGATGCCAAAGTAAACTATGTAGATGTGTTCTATCAAGTTAGAATGTGGGATAATATTATCTATACATATCTGAAGAAAAGAAACATTGTCATTCCTCCTAGAAACAAGAACCAAAAAGATGAAAAGTATGAAGGTGCATATGTAAAAGAACCTATTCCTGGAAAGTATGATTGGGTTGTGAGTTTTGACTTGAATTCACTATATCCACACTTGATTATGCAATATAATATTTCTCCAGAAACTCTTGTAGAAGAAAAGCACCCAACAGTAAGTGTTGATAAGATACTTAAAAGTGAACTAACTTTTGAGATGTATAAAGATTATGCGATATGTGCAAATGGTGCAATGTATCGTAAAGACATTCGTGGATTTCTTCCAGAACTAATGGAGAAGATTTATAATGAGCGTGTAATCTTTAAGAAAAAAATGCTTGCTGCTGAGCAAGAATATGAGAAAACAAAAGACAAAGAGTTGATCAAAGAAATCGCAAGATGCAATAATATTCAGATGGCACGAAAGATTCAACTCAACTCTGCCTATGGCGCTATTGGTAATCAGTATTTCCGTTATTATAAACTGGCAAATGCTGAGGCAATCACTTATTCGGGTCAGGTTTCTATCCAATGGATCATGAATAGGATGAATGCTTACCTGAATAAAATTCTTAAAAGTGGAGATGTTGATTATGTTATTGCTTCAGATACTGATTCTCTTTACATTAATATGGGCCCTTTGGTTGAATGTGTATTCAAAGGAAGAACGAAAACTACTCAAGGCATTGTTTCGTTCCTTGATAAGATCTGTGAAATGGAACTTGAAAAGTATATTGAAGGTTCTTACCAAGAATTGGCTGACTATGTGAATGCTTATGATCAGAAGATGTTCATGAAGCGTGAATGTATTGCAGAGCGTGGCATTTGGACTGCTAAGAAGAGATACATTCTGAATGTTTGGAACAGTGAAGGTGTTCAATATCAGGAACCAAAACTTAAAATCAAAGGTATTGAAGCAATCAAATCTTCTACACCAGCACCATGTCGAAAGATGCTTAAAGATGCATTTAAAATCATGATGAATGGCAATGAAGATGACATGATTAAATATATTGATGATTGTCGGACCAAGTTTAAAAAACTTACTCCAGAAGAAATATCATTCCCTAGATCTGCTTCTGATGTTCAGAAATATTCATCTTCATCAGACATTTATTCTAAAGGAACTCCCATTCATGTTCGAGGGGCACTTTTGTTCAATCACTATATTAAGAAAGAGAAATTAAATAACAAATATTCTTTGATTCAAAATGGAGAGAAGATTAAATTTATCTTTCTTAAGAAACCAAATATCATTCACGAGAATGTTATTTCATTTATCCAAGAATTTCCAAAGGAACTTGGTATTGACAAATATATTGACTATGAATTACAATTTGAGAAAGCTTTTCTAGAACCATTGAAATCTATTCTTGATGTGATTGGATGGTCTGTAGAAAAAACTGTAAACCTTGATTCATTTTTTTCCTGATGGAATTGCCTATTAACGAACGAGAACTGAATACTATTATTAATGCTATGAGACTTGGTGGAGATACTGCACTGTATCAAAAACTTTGGACATTTAAAATGAATTACATGGATAATAAAAAAGAGGGCAATAAGTGATGGATTTTCTTAAAGATATTGTAAAAGAGATTGGTGACGACTTTACTAAGTTGGCATCAGATATTGATGAAACAGAAACTTATGTTGATACGGGTTCATACATTTTTAATGCACTGGTCTCAGGTAGTTTATTTGGTGGTGTATCTGGGAATAAGATTACTGCTATTGCTGGAGAGTCTTCTACTGGAAAGACTTTTTTCTCTCTCGCCGTTGTTAAGAACTTTCTTGATTCTAATCCCGATGGTTACTGTCTCTACTTTGACACTGAAGCTGCTATCACTAAATCTTTGATTGAATCCCGTGGAATTGATACTACTCGTTTGGTTGTTGTTAACGTTGT